GATAGAAAAGAAGAATATGATGATGTTGCCACTAGCACTAACAAAATTATTGTTGCTACTTACGGCGTGGCTAGTACTGGTATTAATATTCCTAGGATTTTTAATCTTGTACTCCTTGAACCAGGTAAGAGTTTTGTTCGTGTCATACAGTCTATCGGTCGTGGCATTCGTAAAGCAGACGATAAAGACTTTGTTCAAATCTGGGACATAACAAGTTCATGCAGATTTGCTAAACGACATTTAACACAACGAAAGGCTTTTTACAGAGAAGCAAACTATCCGTTTGTAGTTGAAAAATTAAAATACAAATGATTTTACCAATAAACTTGATTAACCTGCAGGGAGCAGTTATAATACTAACATGAGAATATTAACACTAGAAGACACATACTATAATTTAGAAACACTACCAGAAGAGATTGATGATTTGCGATTTGCGATATTAGATAATTCTAATCCGCAAAATGTAGATTATTATTATATACCACTCATCTTTTTAGAATCATTTAATGCTCCAGCAGTTGTGTTGCAGATAGGTGATAAACAGATTAAGATGCCAGTTGATTGGTCAGTATTAATCGGTGATGAAGAAGGTGGAGACTTAGAGACTTTAGCATTGTCAAGTTTAAATGATAGAGGATTTGATGCGTTCGCCTTCAATCCATTAAGTTCTTTTAGTCCAAGTTTTTTACCAATAGAAATTATTGACATCTATTCAGATGTTATTTGGTATGCTCCTAGACTGCGTAACGGACAGTTCTTATGTGTGCCTATCGAGGATGGCCCTAAGCCAAGATGTGTTTACTTTGTTAAAGAAGTAAGTCGAAATTGTGAAATCGTAGATTATGATCAAGTATTTTAAAAACCTAACTACTGTATGTAAGGTACATTGGAAAGAAATAGTTGCATTAGCATTTGCGATGCATTTTATTTTTGATTGGTTTGTATTAGGTATTGGTATTTTAATTGGACTATGGTTAGGAGATACAATTGGCTAGGACTAAAGTTCCAACTGATGAAAAGTTTGAAAAACAGGACTTCAATTTATTTGAAGCAATCACTGCTATCGACAAGAAAGATTATGGTTACTATGACAGACTAACGCCTGAACAACAACGAAAGTTTGTTCCTTTTATGATGATCAACTGGATTAGTGTAGTCAAGGGTAAACAAGAATTGGCACAATACTATCTACAGAGTGTAGACTATCATGCGAACAAGTATTTGTTCAATGAGAATGTATCGAAGCATCCTAAACTACAATGGTTGATGTTGTGTTCAGCATCACCTGGAATAGGCAAACAATTTCATGCTTGGATACCACAGATTAAACAAGGCGTGGCTAAGTTAAAAGACAAAGCAGTTCCAAAAGATATAAAAGAATATTTTAAAAAGATTTACCCTAGTGTTAATACCGGAGATTTAACAGAGTTAACAAAAGCATTCTGTGACCAACACAAACGCAAGATGTATCTAGCAGTAAAATATCCTAACTTAAAATTTGACGAGGTAGAATTACTCAGTGACATTATTACAGATTCAGAAATCGAACAATATGAAAAAGAACTCGGCAACTAACTTTGGTTGCGATTTCTGCGGTCGAACATTTCTAAAAGAAACTACGATTGATAAACATCTATGTGAAAATAAACGCAGATGGGGAGACAAGGATTTAAAAGGCAATCGTATTGGCTTTCAAGCATGGTTGAATTTCTATGCGAAAAATACTTCTAGTAAAAAAACAAAAACATACTTAGATTTTATTAAAAGCGCCTACTATCTTGCCTTTGTCAAGTTCGGTCATTATTGTGTTAATGTAAAATGTATCAACATTAATCGTTATGCAGATTGGTTGCTAAAGAATCAAATTAAAATTGATAAGTGGACAAGTGATTCTAATTACACAAAGTTTGTTGTTGAATATCTACGAGAAGAAGATTCAATGGACGCAATCACACGAAGTGTGGAGACTGCAATTAACATGGCTGAAGAAGAAAAGATTGAAAACAACGATGTCCTTAGATATGCATCACCTAATAAAATTTGTTATGAAGTGACAAAGGGAAAAATCTCTCCTTGGATGTTGTATCAAAGTAAGTCTGGTGTAGAGTTTCTAAGTAAGTTAGATGAAACTCAACAGAAAATGGTATTAGATTACATTGACCCTGAACGTTGGGCGATAAAATTTAAACGAGATCCAGAAGCAGTTAAGGAAGTAAAAACCTTACTTAAACAAGCAGGATTTTAATGACAACAAAAAGTAAACTTATCACCAAGAAACTTGATAGTAGATTTACTGGAAATCAATATTTCAAGTATCAAGTTACACTATTAAATTTGCCAGAAGGTGATAGATTTAGTCCAACACGAGGAGTTTATTCTGACTTACTCAAAATCATAGACTACAATAAAATCAGAGACTGGTGCTGGGATACTTGGGGAGCCAGTTGTGATCTAAAAGACTATGATAGAATTGCAGAACTCAAGCAGTACCCGTCAATAAATACATATACAAATAGAGTTGAAATATTGGATGATTATGGACTTAATGCAAAATGGTGTTTTTCTAATGAAGACATACCAGCACCAGGTAACCAAAGAGATCGCAGAATTTATTTGCGTGGTGATGAAGAATTAGCATGGTTAGAACTCCGATGGAAATAGGACATAACGGTCCAGGCTTCAAACTTGTAACTGATGTTATTCCGTCTGATCTTATTGATAGTATCAATGATAGAAAAGATGAGTTGTATCCTGTAAGAGCATCATCACACAAGAAGCAATACGCAGAAGGTAAAGACTGTAAGAAACTATTTGGTATTGCTGTCTGGTGGAGTCAACTCACAGATGATTGGAAAGAAGTCAAAGCAATACATAACCTTATCCTTCCAGAAATACAAACACACATGCCAGACGCAGAATTTTATGCGAGTGATATCGTCACTATTAATGGACCAAGCAGATGGGTAGGTCCACATATAGATACTCCGCATAGATTTGCTGAATACAATCAAAGAGAAAATGATGACATCTTAGGTATTCAAGTTATCATTCCATTAGACGATATAGATAAGGACACAGGCGCAACTGGTCTTGTTCCTGAATCACACAGACAAGATTGGGATATACAAGATTGCTACACTGGCGTCCATGATGATTACTTTAAGGCGAACGCAGAACAATACGATATGCCTAAAGGGTCAATGTTATTCTACAATACTCGTTTAATGCACTCAACCATGCCATTGAATTTACCCAAAAAACGTTCCATACTATTGATTAATTACCTCAGACGTGATATAATAGATGTTGTGAAAAAAATAGATAACGTGTGGACTAGTAATGGCAAATGATGTAATGATAGACATGGAGACGTTAAGTACGTCTCCAAACTGCGTAATACTGACAATCGGTGCAGTACGCTTTGATCCTCGAGGAGAAGGCGTTGTAGAGCGTCTGGAGTTAAGGCCTACAATTGAAGAACAAACAGAAGAATTCAGCAGACATATAGATCCAGACACTGTAGCATGGTGGGGACAGCAATCAGAGGGTGCGATGGAAGAAGCACTCGGTGATCAAGGTCGAATATCCTACAGAGATGCGTTAGAACAACTTAGAAAATTCTGCTGGAATCGTAACGCAGTATGGTCTAATGGAGCAACGTTTGATATTGTCGTAGCAGAAAATGCTTTTAGGCAAGTAGACATTAAGACACCTTGGAACTTCTGGGCGATCAGAGATACTAGAACATTGTTTGACATTGCTAAAGTTAAGTTATCTGATGGTGGACACTCAACATCACACAAAGCAGTTGAAGATTGTGAACGACAAGTCGCAGTGGTTCAGATGGCATACAAAAAACTGATGGCTGTAGGCTTAGGACTTAAATGATTGAATTATTAGCATGTATGATGGTGATTGCATGGGCCGGTTATGGAACCAGTGTGATATATAACTTTGTTAAACATAATAGACCGTGACTAATTCAAAAAGATGGCAAGACAACTCAGATGGTTGGGTCACTGCTATGACTAAGTCCAAAGAACACAAAGAAAAATACCAGGAGTATTTAAAGATAACAGAAAATCCAGTTCCTTATAGAGACTGGTTAAGGGCTCAAAAATGATTCAATCAGACATTGATATAGATTTTGGAGACAGAGATAAAATCTTATCTTTGATTCGTCATATACCTGCGTCTATGCGAGATGATAAGAGTGTTAAGAAACATCCTACTGGTGTTTATATTACAGAAGTTCCTTATGATCCTGTCACTTCATTGTGTGCATTAGATTACAAAGAAGCAGAACAAAGAAATTATTTTAAACTCGATTTATTAAATGTAGGCATTTATCAAGGTGTCAGAGACGAAATACATCTAATAGAATTAATGGGAGACCCTAATTGGGAGAGATTAAAAGAAAAAGAATTTGTAGAGAAGTGAATTCACTTAAATAGACAGTATGATGTATTAAAAAGAATGCCAGAACCAATTAATAGCATACCAAGACTTGCTATGTTTTTGGCTGTCATTAGACCTGCAAAAAGAAGTCTAATAGGGCGTACTTATAAAGACATTAACAAAACTGTGTGGATTGATGAGAATATAGGATACACATTTAAAAAGTCTCATGCTGTAGCATACGCACAATTAGTTGTGGTACACATGAATTTAATAGAAGAAGCGGAGAAAGCAAATGAGCGAACATAATGAAATCGTAGAACGACAAAGACAATTACTTTTAGCAGAAGAGTGGTCCAAAGGTATTAAAGCAATACACGCACACTCATTAACGTCATTATGGTATGATGATAGAGGTAATGATGGTTCAGTGTGTGATATTGAATACAACAGTGGTCTTATTGAAAGAGAAATCAGAAAGACAGGTGAAACTGTTTACTTTGGTGAACCACTAACTGGCGATGCTCTTATCAATCAATACACCAGAGCAGGAAGATAGCACTATAACATGTCCGACTTAGACTTGAATGATACCCTCGAAGAACAACTTAGACACATGCTTGTTGATAAAAACAATGAGTGTAATGGTCTCAAAGCACAGATAAAAATGTTAAAAGAGTCTGTCGCCCAAGAACAAGAAGCAAAATACAGAGCATATGTAAAAATAGCCGATCTTACACAAAAAATAAACAAAGGAAAAAATGACTGACATAGAAACAGAAATTACTAAATTGGAACTCGCATTAATTCCTGAAAGAGATCCTAGACTTAAAGAACCTTGCACACCTTGGGACTTTACTAAAGATGGTGAGCCTAAAGAGTTAGTATTAGCGATGGGTAAAGTAATGATGAATCCTATGGCACCTGGATTAGGACTTTCTGCTAATCAAGTAGGCATACAAAAAAATGTTATTATCATGGGAACTGATGAAAGATTAATTGCTTGTATCAACCCTTCAATTGATGAATTGATTGGTGAGAAAGAACTATACTTAGAGGGTTGTTTAAGTTTTCCTGATCTTTGGTTACATGTTAACCGACATCCAGAATGTATTGTTACATATCAAACAGTAGACGGGGAACTAGTAGAAAAGAAACACATGAAAGGATTAGAAGCAAGAGTCTTCTTACACGAGTATGATCATTTGTTGGGTGTAACGTTTGATGAACGAGTGTCAAGTTCTTTGAGTTTGGAATTGGCTAAAAAACGTAGAGCAAAGAAACAACGGTTGACTGCAAAACTGATTAAGAAGGCTAGTAAACTTTCTTTACTAAAGTAATCGTTTTTCTTTTAACTCTTCTTTTCTGAAAATCACTCATACTGACAGTCGGTCCGTGTAATAGATTTAATGCTTTGTTATTGAATGTTTTAAGAAACGGTCTGAACATACTCCATTCATCTTTTAGAAACAGATTAATTGGTATTTGACGATTAGATTCCCACCACCAAACATCACCTAATTCTAAAAATTTTACTTTTAGTTTAGAATCTTTGATTGCGCCATAATCATACATTGAAGTAACAATATCATCTTTGTTTTGAACAATGCCTACGAAGTCTTGACCTGCATATTGTAACACAGAAATGAAGGGGTGACTTTCTGCAAGTTTTTGGAAATAATCCTTAGGTGTTTTTGATGTTGTCATATGTACATGTATTTACTCGTTTGAAAAAGGGTATATATTTTCTTAGATAAAAACCTTTATGATAAATATAAGAACAGGAGAGAAGAATTTGTGTCGTACACTACATCAGTTTATACATATACAGTCAGACAAATCGTTGTTGTCTTGTCAGGCACAAGCCCGAGGAAATATATGCCAGTTTATTCAAAACCATTAACGTTAAACAAAGGGGTTGACAATCAACTACAGTTTCAGTTTCTAAATCAGGAACAGAAGCCGGTCGATCTGTCAGCCATTGCTACAGCAAATCAGCAAATCTCATTTAGAGCAATCAACTCAGATGGAACTGCAATCCTTTTAAGATAGGCTTTAACACCTGTCCTTGATGTCAACGGCATCTTTGTTCTTAATACTACTGCCGCTGAAATAGAAGACATTGCTTCTCAACAATGTTATTACTCATTAGAATGGCCAAGTGGTAACCTGAACTTACCTGTATTTGTTGATTCAAAAGCAGGAGCACGAGGTGACTTACACATAGTCGATTCAATTCTACCTTCATTTGTTCCTTCAGAAACTGTTACAATACCAACTGATCAATCAGTGCCAGGAGCAAACGCAAACGCTAACTCTGAAGCACTTACATTTTTCTCAAGTGTTATTAACACGCAAGACAATCCTATATTGACAACATCAATCGACTATGCAAACTATGTTGGCAACCTTACGATTCAAGGCTCAACATTAGTTGATGCTGACTATTATGATATTGGCAATGTATATCAATATGGTAATGCCGCAAATGGTGCAGTTGAGTCAAACACAATTGGTTACACCATCAATGGATATCATCCTTATATCCGTCTTAAGTTCGAAGCAAATGTGGGTAATATAGTTACTATTTTGGCAAGATAAGATACCCGCTTTACTTGTTTTCTCTTTCGTTTTAGTTTATAATGACAGTTATGTTTGATATACTTACGGTTGCTCCAGGCAAAAAGAAAAAGACACAAAGCGGTTGGACTTCGTTCAACGCTCCCTGTTGTATTCATAATGGTCATAGCCCTGACAAACGTATGCGTGGTGGTATAAAACAAGACGGAGACGATTGGTCGTATCATTGTTTCAACTGTAACTTTAAATGCGGATTCAAACTAGGTAGAAACATCAGCAGAAACTGTCGTAGATTCTTAGGCTGGTGTGGCATGGATGACTCAGACATCAACAAGTGGTCATTACATTCTTTACAACACAAAGA